AGTTCCTGATTTCTTACCACTCCATGAATTGCTATTCCATATTCTAGTTATATCATCAATAGTATAAATACCTTTTCCACTTCTATCATAAACTCCATTAATCATATTTCTACATAATGATCTGGTTGTGGGTATTATATCTCCATAGTATTTAACATAAGTAAGTCCAGCATCTTTAGCTTTGTTAAAATTCAATGTGGCATCAAAATCTCTTAATGAGTCGTTTAATAACTGACCGGCATATCGTTTCATATTATTCCCAGCCCTATCAGCACCCAATTTTGTTTGTAATGTCTTAACTGCCTTATCTACTAATGTTGCTTTGCTTGAATCGTGCTTATTTCTTTTAATGTAATCCACTAGCTTATTCATTCGAGGATCGTTGGAACTAGAGTAGATTCCATTGATGGATTGTCTTAACTCTTTTTCCAGTTCGGTAAATTCAGAACCTAATAAAGTATTTTGATAGACCTTATCCGATAAGGTTCTAGTAAAGGTGTTTGATATGTCTTTGAATTGAGTAAAGTATTGTTGTTTTAGATTCTTAACTAAAGCTAGATCGCCTTTTGTAAGTTCTTGAAATTCAGGTGGAATAAAACCTATGGCCTTAAAAGCTTTTTCAACTCTTAAAGCTTGTTTGCTAAATCCTTGTCTAACCACCCTATCTGCAAAAGGTAAATAATGCTTTTCTAATATAGCTTTAATTTGAGGCCTGATCGCAATGGCTTGTTGTAGATTAATTAATTTTCCATCAGTCGTAGGAAGCATTTTGTTAGCAAGGGAAGCAATGTCATCTTCTATCTTGTCTAAAACTTTTGTGAGTTGTTGATAATATTCGGCTTCAGCAATTTCAATTTGCTTGATACGATATTTTGTCGTTGATTCTAAAATATCTGCCATACATATTATTCTGCAATCGCTTCTTCTTCAACTGTTTCTTTAACTACTTCGTCTTGTGTAAATTCGCCCACTTCAGGTTTGGTATCTATTTCGTCAAAGATAATATTTAATTTTTCGTTATCATCTACTACTGCTCTTGCAATTTCTTTATCTATTTCTTTAACTAGAGTAGGAGATTTAACATTGATCGCTTTGGCTTGTTGGTAGAACATAAGGTCGGTTGAGTAATCTCTTATGTTAAATGAATCAGGGTAGTTTATTTCTCCCTCAAATTTTGTGTTTTGGAATAGGGCATAAATTCTAAATAATTGTTCTTCTGCTATTTCCAGGTTGTCGGCTTTTTCGGATAGTCTTGCATTTAATAATTCAAATTCTGTTTGTAAAGCAATGCCTGATGATACTTGTGTTTTAGTCGTTCTAACTGAACCAGTATGGGCTATTCTATTAATGGATTCTACTTTCTTGGTAATCGAGTCCATAATGGATTGTAGGTTTGAACCTGATGGCTGTAATAGATAAGGTTTAAGATTAGGTTCAATCTCTTCCGGCATTTCTATTATTGCACCAGCACCAGCACTAGCATTTACCGATGGAGTCTTAACTAATGATGGATGATTTGTTAATCTAATTAACTGTTCTATTTCAGAGAACTCGTTATAGATAGATTTTTGTAAATCAGCTATATCGGTTAAGTCAGATTGACCAATCCCTCTCTTGTGCGATTTGGAATTGTATAAGACAACTGCTGGTATCTTGCCAATCTGATTATCGGCAGTATCTATGAGTTTCGGTTCTGTTCCTTGTGAAGCAAGGTAGATAGTATCAATCCTATCAGGAAACCAAAGTCTTATGTAGCTTCCCCCATCTTTATCAACTTCTTCTCGCACTTTTAAATAATCTAACGAGTATTTTCCATTCACTTCTCTTGTGTAATTCCAATCTAAAACATTTTCAGGAGTTACAATAGAAAGGTAGGGTCTTATGTCTTGTGCTAACTCGTCAGCTTTGGTGTTAGTCGTTACTTTCGGTTTATCTAAAATTAAAAAACAATGACCATAGATCGCAGAATAATTTTGTGCCTGTTTAATAACAGAGTTAAAATCATTACCCTCTAAATCAGTATCTTGTAAAAAATTTTTAAGACTTGCTTCATTATCCATATCTCCAAACTCTCTTGTCGGCTTCACTCTAAAAAGAAAGGATGAATAAATTTGAATAATGTTTTTACAATGATTGTCGCAAGGAGTGTTTAAGAGTCTTTGATTAAACTCGTTATCTAATTCTAAATTATAACGATTGAGATATTGGCCTACTTGATAATCAAATCCTCCATTATAACTTCTTATAAAATATTCCCAATGATTAACGTTTTCTTTATAATCTTTATGAGTATCGAGTGCCTGTTCTCTGGTGTATGCCATATCTTCTTTGTTTCTTAATGTTCCATCTTTGAGGAATATTGAAAGGTGCTTGTAAAGTCAAAGGTTTAATATAATCTATTAAATAACCCAAAGCATCGTTCATGTGGTCAAAGCCCTCTTCCTTATCCGGAATATTTGTATTCTCCTTGTATATTTGTCTTTGTAATCCTTTTATCAACGTTTTGCAATTATTACTAACGAAAATATATCGTTTGCCTAAAGAATCTTTGAGTCGAGAATTAACTGCGTTGACTCGATCTCGGACTGCTGGGTGTTTGTGTTTTACTTTAACTTTGAAACCAGCATTTTGTAAAATACTTAAATCCGTTCTTCCTCCAGCACTTGTTTTTCTTTGACGACAAGCTGGATCAGGATAAATAAAAATCGGTTGCTTTGTTCCATACCGATCTCTTATCTCTTGGCACATTTCATCAGTATTACTTGAATAAATAACAATCTCGTCTAAAAAATACACCCTATCTTCTTCTATTTGTGCAACACAAGCTGACATGGGATCAACATTAAAATCAAGTCCAATATGTAAGGGTTTCTTCCAATTAATTTGTTTATCAATCATGTTCTCCACAGGATGAAAATTATAATAAACAGAACCAGCATAGTTCTCAAATGTTCCCTCAAACTCTTGTCTAAAAGTTCTAACATCTAAATCCATCTGTGCTTGTTCAAGTTCTTCCTTATTAACCATACCACCTTGCAAAGTCGTGAATTGAAAACTATCCCATTCCTCATCTTGCTTTCCTTTGAGATACATTTCATAAGACCAATTACCATACCCTCTAGGAGTACCGGTAAATAAAACATTGCCTAAAGTATCGGAAATAGAAGCCCTTAAAACCTCAAACCATGTTCGTTTATCTATATCGGCAAACTCATCTAATATTAAAAAGTTAATACCTGTACCTCTTAAAGCATCAGGTTGATCGGCTGATTTTAAGCTTATGGTGCTATTGGATTTCTTGATTCGGACAGTTAGGTTCGTTTCGTTTAAATCCTCTATCCAATTAAACTCATTAAGCAACACTTTTAAATTAGACCAGCATATCTCTTTGGCCATCTTATAGGTCGGTGCAACATACCAAATGTTCTGCAATGGCTTTGTTGCATATTTCATCATCTCGGTAATACACAAATAGGTTTTTCCAAATCTTCTTCCTGATATTAAGACTCTAAACCTCTTTTTCGATTGGCTTACCTGATGTTGGCTTTTTGTTAGAATTATCTTCACTGCACCAATACTTAACGATAAATTTATATTTTTCAAATTCTAAAGGGCTTCGTTCTATAGCACTTTGTGTTTGTTTAATACCTTTTTCAACACAAGCTGTCCAAGAATCAACAGGTTGTCTATCAGAAAAGGGAGGATAGCAGTCTTGGTTTAAGAGGGAACATATCTGAATGATAAGAATATACTTCATTAATTACCTTGCAATATTGTGGTCAGCTAATAACAATAAACAAAGAATTAAGAAAAGTATTAAGTATCTAACCCATCTTTCCGATCTCTCTATTTTTAGTCTTGCTCTTTTTCTTCTTTTTAAAAACTTCAATGTCTTGAATTTCATTTCTCTGTACCATAAAACCTTTTATAATTGCTTATTGACAACCCTCACATTCGTTGGAATCATTAATAACAACACCATTATTCTCAAAACTTAAATCGTTTGCTTTATCTTTTGGGCTTTCATAGTGCCAGACATTAGCTTTTGGGCAATTACAACCAATACATTCACAATCCACACCTATTCTGTGTTCGTCATTTTTATTACAATGACACAAATGTCCGCATCTTTTACAATTATTCATATTAACTCTATACACTAAAATGAATAATAGTTTAATTTATTTTTTTATCTTAAAGAAATCTTCAAAGAAATCTTGCCAAAACTTCTGAACTTGTTCCTGATACTTCTTTGCTTTTTCAGGTTGTTCATTGGTAAATTTTTCCACATAGACTTTCCACTCTGCATAAGTTGGAATTTCTAAATCGAATTTAAACATATTTTCTCCTTTCTTTTTATTAACTGTTTATTCATTTCACTTGATTCCTTACACTATCTATGAAGTTATAAACACGACCAAATTGCTTATCTATATTCATTAGTTCGTTCTGCATCATACTTACTATTGTTTGTATTTCAATAAGTGTAATAAGTACCCATGTTGATATGCCTA